CTGTACCAGGTAGGCACGAAACTATCTTCCCTATGTTTGAGTTTGAAATGCACGGTGGTGTAGAAGAACTTGAAAAAATGGAGATTGAATTATGTGAGCACTTAGGTATTCCTTTAGAGGAAGGTTCTATACAAACTTATGATGATTGGACCAATCAGTTCAATACAAAAGAACTTGAGCACGAACATGAAGAGAAGATTGGTCGTGGTATGATTACTAGGTTCCCTGAGTGGACATCACCATTTTGGAATATGGCAAGGTACGATGATGGTGTAACCAGTAAGAAGATTGATGTAATCTTGAATGGTATGGAAACTATTGGTAGTGCAGAACGCAGCACCGATAAGAAACAGATGCGTGATACATTCTATACTATATCAGATGGACAATATGCCCAATTGATTATTGATTTATTTGGTAAGGAAAGAGTAGAAGCAGAACTTGAAAAGTTCCTTGAGTTCGATTTCTTCCCTAGAAGTGGTGGAGGTATTGGAGTCACTCGCATCATGCAAGCAATCCCTGATTAGGGATTCTTTGTGAGGTGGCGAAATTGGTAAACGCTCTAGTCTGTTTAACTAGTGTTCCTGGCGGGACTTGTTGGTTCGACTCCAACCCTCACAGTTTTAAAAAAATATTTATATGCTATAATAAATAGTCTGGATTTCGTTTAGAACTATGAAAGTTCCAAATTGGCAACATCACTCCAAGAAGGAGCAAAAACGAACGCTTAAACCGCAAGCATTGCGACAAGCAAAAGCAAGATTAAGACACTTTAAAAAGTGTCACATGAACCCCTCCAAACGAGGGGTTTCTTCGTATAATGGGTACATAGAACAGCAAACTCATGCCAGTAAGTCACGAAATCAAATCTCAATTAGCAAAACTTCTTGCTACTGAAGATCTTATTGTTGAGCACAAAAAAGTAGAAACTGCTCAATTTAATGTTCATACCCGTGTTTTAATTCTACCCCAATGGGAGAAAGCAAGTAATACAGTATATGATATGCTTGTTGGTCATGAAGTAGGACATGCTCTATTCACACCTGATAGGAATTGGATAGAGGATTATAAAATTAATCCTTCAATCGTAAACATCGTTGAAGATGTTAGAATTGAAAAATTAATGAAGCGTAGATATGCTGGTCTTGCTAAAACTTTTTACCACGGTTATGAGGAACTAAATGATGACGATTTCTTTAACGTTGCTAATGAAGATCTTGATACCTTTAGTTTTGCTGATAGGATCAATTTACATTACAAGATTGGTAATTTCGTTGATATATCTTTTTCGGATGCTGAAGATAAGATTGTCAGTTTAATAGGAGAATGTGAAACTTTTGAAGATGTACTTAAAGCATCACAGATGGTTCATGATCTATGTAAGAAAGAATTAGAATTAAAGGAACAACAAGTTAAGGATGGTGATGGTGATGAGATGATGGTAAATTTACCTTCTGATAAGAAAGATGATCAACCAAATCCTGATGATATGACGGATGAAGAATTGCTTGATGAATTAGATAAACCATCAAATGATGAGTCATCAGAAGAAGGCGAACCTCAAGAAGAGCAACCTATTCAACCACAAAATGAAGGTGGAATTACAGGTGGAGATACATCGGGAGATTTGGATATTAAAACAGTTGATACTCTTGCAGATGCACTTAAGAATTTAACAAATGAGAATGCTATAGAGAATACCTATGTTGAGGTTCCTAAAATTAAGTTGGATCAGATAATTGCATCAAATGAAGAGATACATAAGCACTGTGAAGAAACCTGGGATCCATCTAATTGTCAAATGGGATCTGTTGATGTACCTAATTATTTGCAATGGCAACTTGAAAATAAATATAATTTTGAATATGTAGATCAACGATTTGAGGAGTTTAAGAGTAGTGCTAAGAAAGAAGTCAATTACCTTGTCAAAGAATTTGAATCTAAAAAATCAGCTAGTGCTTATGCTCGTGCTGCTACAAATCGTACTGGGGTTCTCGATACAACGAAGCTTCACACATATAGATTCAATGAAGATATTTTTAAGAAGGTTACTGTCCTTCCTGACGGGAAGAATCATGGATTAGTATTCATTCTTGATTGGTCTGGTTCAATGTCTCATGTGATGCTTGATACTATTAAGCAATTGTATAACTTAATATGGTTCTGTAAGAAAGTACAAATTCCTTTTGAAGTTTATGCTTTTACTAATGATTATCCTCTCATGCAACTTGATAGTGATGGGCAACCTCGTATAGCAAGAATTAATCCATATGAACCAAAAGAAAACTTATTGGTTGTTGCAGAAAATTTCACATTGATGAATATCTTTACTAGCAAAGTAAATGCTAAAACTTTGAATCAACAGTTGAAAAATATTTTTCGTATTGCATTTGCATTTAATAATGGATATGCACAAGCTGATTATCATATTCCAATTAAAATGAAACTTTCTGGTACTCCATTGAATGAGTCTATGATTGCCCTTCATCAGATTATTCCTGCATTTAAAAAGGAAAATAAAGTAGAGAAAGTTCAGTGTATAGTTTTGACTGATGGTGAAGGATCGAATGTACCATATCATAAATCAGTACAACGTAGATGGGAACCATCATCATATATGGGTCAGTCTGGTGTTCATACTGGATGTTTTCTTCGTGATCGTAAAACAGGACACAATTATGCTTTCAGTGGGGGTTGGTATGATATGACGGATATATTACTTCGTAATCTTCGTGATAGATTTCCTGAAGTTAATTTCATTGGAATGAGGTTATTGGCATCTCGTGATGCAGGATATTTCATTAGAAATTATTATGGATCTTATGGTGATGAGTATGAGAAGTTGATGCGAAATTGGAAAAAGAATAAGTCATTTGCTATTAAGAAATCTGGGTATCATACTTACTTTGGTTTGTCTTCAAATTGTCTTTCTGAGGATACTGATTTTGAAGTTAAAGAAGATGCTACAAAGGCACAAATTAAAAGTGCTTTTGTTAAGAGTCTTAAAAGTAAGAAGATGAATAAGAAAGTTCTTAGTGAGTTTATAGAACTGGTTGCTTGATAAATAAGTGAACAGTAAAATCTAAACATGCCAAAAACATACCATATTTACTTAGATGGCAGATGCTTATTTAAGAATTTGGATGATGAGGAGTTTAAGGTAATCTGGGGAAGACTCTACCATTCTTATTGGGATGGTCTTACATATTCTGAATGTGAGGAGAAAATATACGATTTGGAACCCAGTTACTGACCAGTTAGCAAAGTGTCCACTAGAGGGTATACACCCTCTTTTTTATTGATATAATAAGTACATAAATAAATCACTAAATCATGGCTTTTGAATTAAAAATGACCGAACAACAAGTTGTTGATGGACTAAGAAATACCTTTGGTAATGAGTTCGTTGCTGCTGATGTTCGTGGTTTCTGTGCTGCTAATGATATTAGTTACTCCACAGCAACCAAAAAAATACAGAAGTATAAAGTATCTAAAGGTAAGTGGAATTTAGAAGTTACTCAGGAAAAGGTGGAAGAAATTGAAAGAACATTCAATTCTCCTTCATCTATGCCTGTAGTTAAGCAAAACCTTATTCCTGAATCTGATGACACTTTTGTTAAGTTCGGATCGTTTACCGATGTTAAAAAGATTATACAAAGTCGTATTTTTTATCCTACTTTTATTACTGGTCTTTCTGGGAATGGTAAGACATTTTCAGTAGAGCAAGCATGTGCTCAATTGGGTAGAGAATTAGTTAGAGTTAACATCACAATAGAAACAGATGAAGATGATCTTATTGGCGGTTTCCGTCTTGTTAATGGTGCCACAGTCTGGCATGACGGACCAGTTATTCAAGCTCTCAACAGAGGAGCTGTCTTGCTCCTTGACGAAATTGACCTTGCCTCAAACAAAATCCTCTGCCTCCAGTCCATCCTTGAGGGTAAAGGAGTTTTCCTTAAGAAGATTGGAAAGTTCGTCCAACCAGCAAAAGGGTTCAACGTCATCGCAACAGCAAATACTAAAGGTAAAGGTTCAGACGACGGAAGATTTATTGGAACTAACGTGCTTAACGAAGCCTTCCTTGAAAGATTCCCTGTAACCTTTGAACAGGATTATCCATCACCTTCTGTAGAGAAGAAGATCTTAGGACGTATGGCATCTAATCTAGGAGTTACTGATGTCGATTTCCTCAATCGTCTTGTAGACTGGGCAGACATCATCCGTAAAACATTCTATGATGGTGGTATCGAAGAGATCATTAGTACTCGTAGATTGGTTCATATTGTTCGTGCATTTGCCATCTTTGGTAACAAAGAGAAATCAATTAAAGTTTGTGTGAATCGTTTTGATGATGAAACTAAGCAATCTTTCTTAGAACTATATGATAAGGTTGATGCAGATTTTGATTTTACAACTGCTGAAGATAAAGCATACGAGGATGATTCTAATGAGTAAAGAGATACCTACTAAAGATTATATGCAACCAGGTTGGGATAGTGGTCCCACTGGTTGCCATCCCTACAAACGTGGAAGTAGGCACAATAAAATAGGTATGACTATTATGTTCATATTCTATGGTATCGTTCTTGTACAGGTGATTCATGCTATGCTAGTATTACCATTCTTTCCTATTCCGTTTGCAATACTATTGGGATTGGGTTTTATATGCTATGTGGCATGGAGGGCAACATGAATTTATGGAAAGAGTATAAGGATGCTTTGCATGACACCATCGATCTCTATAATGCGGTTGGTAGTGTCTGGGCAAATTGGAAAGGTAAAGACACTACTCTTCTAGCAAAAACTTATACTAATCCATATCTTATTAAATCTAGAGAGGTTGAGATTTGGAGTAATAGAACTTGTATCTATAATAATATTCTATATCCAAAGACAGGGAGTAACCTCCCTTGTTTTGGTATGGATCTGATGGGATTCAACGAAAATAGAGTTATTATAGTATTTGATTTCCAACACCCAGTAGAGAATTTTCCTTTTAGTGTAGATGGGTTACCAAAACAAGAAGGTAATATAAGATTCTTTGAACCTGGAAATCATTTCTCAGAAAACATATATGTTGTTAAGTGTACCATGTCAGAAGTGAATGATCATTTAGATATGTTTAAGACATACTTGACTAAGTACAAAAATATGTTAGAATACGAGAAACCCAGTGGAAAAGATACTGGTGTGTACAAAGACTTCGATGCTTATATGACCAAACTTGATCCTGTAGGAGGTTATCTTACTGGTAAGTTTGGGAAAGAAAAAGCAGAGAATTTAGTAAACGATTTCCTATTTGAATATGGTTAACGCATGGAGTCTTGCAGCATCCATATTAGATGGAACATTTGATAAAGACTATCCAATTATGACTGAAAAAACTGGTAACATAAACATCAATACTGGTGTTGGTAACACTGCCACTTATGATATTCCTCATTCTGATGCATGGTATGATTACAACCGTAATGATCCAGACAGAGAAAATCCCTTTACTGATGCTTTCGACCATTTAATGGGAGAATCAGTAACTGGAAAAACTCCTTACATCTATGAATCACCTGATGGTGGTAAAACAGTTTATAGGTATGAGCGTGGAACTGATCCTCTTAAAAGAGAATTGTATATATCAGAAGATATTAAAATTACTACTGATGGTAAAGTAGAAACATATCCAGTTCCAGTTCCTGATCCAGATGGAGGAATAAATGTTGGTGGATCATATGAAGAGTTAAATCTAAATATACAGGCAACTTCACCATACAATGATGGGTGGACACAACAAGCAGCAAAGGAGGAACTTGCAAAAATGACAGACAGCAGGAACAAGTATCATGAGGATGAAATTCTTCAAGATATTAAAGATTATGTATCAGGAACTTATAATGGACACTACACAGGCACTAAGCATGAGTACCGTAATGTTCAGACAATAGACTTGATGGCATCAAGAGATCTTGCATCTTCATTCTGCCAATCTAATATTTTAAAGTACGGTAGTAGGTACGGAAGTAAAGATGGAAGAAATAAAAAAGACTTGCTAAAAGTCATACATTATGCTATGCTACTACTACATTTTGATGAACACTACGGTAAACCAAAAATGACCAGTGGAAACATTGATCATAACATGCCCTAATCATGAAACTTCGACCCCATACTATGAAATTAACTGAAAAAACTGTCAACCTTCTTAAGAACTTTGCATCTATAAATCAGTCTATCCTTTTTAAAAAAGGAAGCAGTCTTCGTACAATGTCTGTGATGAAGAACATCCTTGCAGAGGCTGATATATCTGAAGAAGTACCACAGGATTTTGCTATCTACGATCTTGTTCAATTCTTGAATGGAATATCGTTATACACTGATCCAGAATTGGATTTCCAAAATGAATCTTATTTGACCATTCGTGATGGTAAGAATCATAGGACAAAGTATTTCTTTGCAGATCCTAGTGTAATTGTAGCACCACCTGAGAAGTCTCTAACACTTCCTGCTGAAGATGTTTCATTTACACTTGATACTAATAACCTTACTCAACTTTTAAAAGCAGCAGCAGTATATCAACTCCCTGATTTTTCTGTAGTTGGTGGTAATGGTGCAGTATATTTGGTAGTTCGTGATAAGAAGAATGATACTTCTAATGATTTCTCCATCGTTGTTGGAGAGACAGATAAGAAGTTCTCATTTAACTTTAAAGTAGAGAATATTAAGATCCTTCCAGGAACTTATCAAGTTGCTATATCTGAGAAGTTGTTATCTAGATTTGTAAATGAAAATTATAATCTTACTTATTACATTGCTTTAGAACCTGATTCTACTTTTGGATAATGTTTTTCAAAAAACTTAGTCTTGTTACTGGTGGATTTGATCCAATC